AGGAGAGGCACAGACCCCCCCACAATCTCTTTTGAGTCCAAAATTGAGCAATGGGGGGTTGATTTAAAGATTTTTAGATGGATTTAGTTCTAGGAATATTGGGTTTTGTGTTTATTTCCTTAATGTTATTTATAATTATCGAAATATTAACCAATGACAGGATTTAAAAAAAATCATAAAATATCATGGGAGGAAATTTATGCCAAAATTGAATGTATGAAACAAAATTTGATTTATCAAGATATGCATTTTTTTGGAATGAGTGAGGTTGGTCAAGTTTTAGCTGGTATGACTGGCAAAGCTGTTGACTCAATTGAGGAGGCTGATATTTTAATTGATGGAGTTTACAATACTGGCAAAACATTTGAAGAGTATTATGAAAGGTTTCCCTCTAAAGAATATTGTTTCTTATATAATAAAGAACTTGAATTTCAAAATCAAAAAATCATTTTTCCTTGGCAAAAAAAAGAGACATCATAAACATAAATATTGAGAAACTCAAACCCAATGAAGACAATCCAAGGACAATCAAAAATGATAGATTTGAAAAGCTTTGTCAATCAATTAAAGAGTTTCCTGAGATGCTAAACATCAGACCAATTGTTGCTGATAATGATTTTAAAATTCTTGGAGGGAATATGAGATTTCAAGCTTGTAAGGTTTTAGAATTTAAAAAAGTTCCAGTCATTATAGTCGATGATTTTAATGAATCACAAATCAATCAATTTGTTATTAAAGACAATGTTAGTCATGGAGATTGGGATTATGATTCTTTGGGGAATGATTGGGATGCTCAATCTCTTGATGATTGGGGTCTTAATGTTTGGACCAATAATGACATTGAAGAGATTGATGAAAAGCCTTTAAATATTTGTGAATCATGTGGACAAAAAATTAGAAAATGACTAGAGGGAGAAAAAAAATTCCAACAAAAGTGAAAGAGCTTCAAGGTACATTAAAAAAATCTAGAGTTAACGAAAATGAAATGCAAGTTTCTTTGGTCGATGAAATTCCAAATCCTCCAGAGTGGCTTTCTGATATTGCAAAAAATGAATGGAACAAATTATGTCAAGAGCTCTTTCATAAAAAGATGCTCCATGCAATTGATTTGAGATTGATAGAATCTTATTGTCATTCAATTGCTTTGCACATAGAAACTGAAAAATTGCTTCAAGAGAAAGGGAGGATTCAAGTTTTTAGGAATCCAGATGGGTCTATTAAATACACTCAATCAGTTCCTCATGTAAAAATCTCAAACGATGCTTTGAGTCGAGCTTTGAAAATTGCAACACTTTTTGGCATCACTCCATCAAATAGAACTAACATCAATCAACCTACTTTAATTCAACAAAATAATGAATACAACTTCTTTGACTAAATATTATTTTGATAATAAAGAAGCCGACAGAGCTGTTGCTTTTATTGAGACCATGCTTAGACACTCTAAGGGAGACAAAGCTGGAGAGCTTTTGCTTTTGGAAGAGTGGCAAAAGGAAAGAATTGTAAAGCCAATTTTTGGTTGGAAAAATAAAAAAACTCACTTAAGAAAATATCGGACAATCTATGTTGAGATAGCTCGGAAGAATGGTAAATCGACATTAGGAGCAAGTCTGGCTCTTTATGCTCTTTTTTGCGACAAAGAATATGGAGCTGAGATTTTTAGTGTTGCTGGAGATAGAGCTCAAGCATCAATCATTTTTAATTTAGCAAAAAGCATGATTGAACAATCTCCAGAGTTGTTTCAAAGGAGTAAACTTTTCAGAAACTCAATAATCTTTCCAGCAAAGGGAAACACTTACAAAGTTTTAAGTTCAGATTCAAAATTGCAACATGGTCACAATTGTCATGTTTGTGTTTTTGATGAGGTCCACACTCAACCTACTGATGAGCTATGGAATGTTATGTCCACCAGTACAGCTTCAAGGTCTCAACCGATTATGATTGCAATGACCACAGCTGGAAGCTCAAAAACTGATAACAATATTTGTTGGCAATTGCATGACTATGCAACAAAAGTCCGAGATGGTATAATCAAAGATGATTCATTTTTGCCAGTGATTTTCTCAGCTGATGAGGATGATGATATTACTTGCGAAAAGACATGGATGAAAGCAAATCCCAATTATGGAGTCAGTGTAAAAAAAGAATATTTAAAAAAAGAATCTCAAAAAGCAATCGACCTCCCATCTTATGAGAATAGTTTTCGGAGGCTTCATCTGAGTCAATAGGTCACAAACGAGACCAAGTGGTTGAGTGATAAGCAATGGATGGAATGCTATGAGCCAATTGATATTGAATCATTAAAAGGATTGAGCTGTTATGGGGGTTTGGATTTAGCATCAGTGAGAGATTTAAGTTCTTTGGTTTTATATTTTCCAATGGAAGATAAAAAAGATGTTGTTCTCTCTTTTTTTTGGTGTCCCTATGAATCAATTTACAATAGAACTATGAAAGATAAATTAAACTACAATCAATGGAGTCAAGATGGTTTTATTTATGCAACTGATGGGGATGTTCAAGACTATTCATTTATCATAAAAAAAATAAATGAGCTCAGAGAGATTTATGACATCAAGACAATTGGTTATGATAGATGGAACTCAAGCTCCACAATTGTGACTCTGGTTAATGATGGAATGAACATGAGCCCATTTGGTCAAGGTTGGGCAAGTATGTCAGCCCCAACAAAAGAGCTGGAAACAAGAGTATTAAAAAAACAAATTAATCACTTGAACAATCCAGTCATGAGATGGATGATTTCCAATGTTCAAATCAAAATGGATGAGGCTGAAAATATCAAAATCGACAAAAAGAGGTCCACAGAGAAAGTCGATGGGATAGTTAGTTTGGTCATGAGTATTGGAGAGCTCCTCACTGATGAGGCACCTGGTCAATCAGTTTATAGTGACAGAGGATTAATCATAATATGAAAATAAAATTTGAAATATTAAAATTGTTGAGCATGAAAGGATTTTCGGAGAAATTTTATGATTATTCCAAAAAAACTAAAACATATCGAGAAGCTTATGAAAAAACAGAAAAAATCTATGAAAAGAATTTTGGGAAAAGGAGATATTCTTCTTATGATTCTTTTAGAGTGGTTATGAATAGAAAAATGAAACAATGTTCCAATGCTGATTAGTATTATTATTTTAATTTTGACAAAAATCTAGATTGAATGAGCATATTCTCTAATATTTTTGGCTTGAAAAAAAAAGAGCTAAGAGGAAGCTACATTGACCCCACTCAAATAAACTTTGCTGGAAATGGGTCTGGAATCTCAGTAACTGAGGACACTGCTTTGAATTTCAATGCTGTATGGAGTGCAATAAGGATTCTTTCTGAATCTGTGGCTCAACTTCCAATTCAACTTGTTGAAAGACTTCCAAATGGAGATAAATTAGAAAGAAGAGACCATTATTTGCACGAGATTGTTTCTGTTATGCCTAATGAGTATATGACCAGATACAATTTTATTTCAAAAGTTATGGTTGACCTTTGCTCTTATGGAAACTCTTATGTCTCAATAATTAGGAATCAAAATGCAAGAGTTGAAAAGCTTTTGATGTTGAATGCTAGTGACATGATGCTCAAAGAGTTAGATGATAAATATTTTTTTGAAGATAGAAAGACTCGAGAAGTTTATGACTTTGAGGATTTATTGCACTTTAAGATTTTAAGCAAAGATGGAATCATTGGAATGAGTCCGATTGACACTTGTGCCAATTCAATCTCTTATGGTTTAGCCCTGGAAGAGTATGGAAATTCTTATTTCAGGAATGGAGCCAAGGTCTCTGGTATTTTACAAACCGATAGACAATTATCAGTTGAGGCAATTGAAAGACTTAGAAATTCATTCGAGATGAATTATACTAATGTTAATCAAGCCAATAAAACTTTGATACTTGAGGAGGGTTTGAAATTTAATCAAATCAGCCTATCAAATGAAGCAAGTCAGTTTCTAGCTTCTAGGAGATTCTCGATTGAGGAGATATGTCGAATCTTTTCGGTGCCTCCTCACTTATTAAGAGACTTATCGAGAAGCACTTATTCCAATATCACTGAACAATCAAAAGAGTTTTTGATGTACTCTTTACTCCCTTACATGAGAATGATGGAGGAGGAGCTTCATTGTAAATTATTCAAACAAAATGAAAAGAAAAAATTAGCTTTCAAATTCAATGCTAATGCTTTATTGAGAGGAAATCCAAAAGACAGAGCTGAATACTATCGAACAATGGTAAACATTGGAGCAATGACAATCAATGAAGTGAGAGAAAAAGAAAATCTTAACAAGAGACCAGAGGGAGACAATCTATTCATGCAACTTAATATGACAACTGTTCAAGGCTTAGTTAATTTTGATGATGTTGAGGAAGATGTTGAGGAGATAGATGAAAGAGCTTTGGAGGACATTGATTTGACCCCAACAAAAGGAATGATTGAAGAGGCAAAAAAGGGATTGGAATGGAGAAAAGAATTTGGAAGAGGAGGAACAGAAGTTGGATTAAGGACAGCTCGAATGATAATTAATAATGAGTTGACAATTGAAAGAGTCAGAAAGATGTTTGCTTATTTTGAAAGACATGAAACTTATAAAAGCACTGAGGGTTTTAAACCTGGAGAGGATGGTTATCCCTCAAATTCAAGGATAGCTCATGCACTTTGGGGAGGGGACCAAGGTCATTCGTTTAGTGAAAGAAAGAGAAACGAGATACTCAAAGAGGAGGAGAGAGCAATATCCAAAAAAAATGTCAAGGCTCTAGAAAATAAAGTCAAAGACCACAATGAAGATGTTAAGGATTTGAAAGTTTCTTGGAATCCAAGAGTCACACTAGCAAAAATGAAAAAAGTTTTCGATAGAGGCAAAGGAGCATTTGTTACAAATCCCCAGTCAGTGCGACCAGGGCAAAATCAAACCAGCTGGGCTTTTGCGAGATGTAATTCTTTTTTGTATGCTTTAAAGAAAGGGAAATTTAGAAGTGGGAAACATGACACTGATTTGCTTCCAGCAAAGCATCCAGTGGTTTTAAAAATGAAAGAAAAAAAATAATAAAATGAAAAAAGAAAAAAGACACATAAAAAAAGTAATAGAAGATGAGAAAGAAGTTCATATCATTTTCGGTAAGTCTGAAGAGTGGGAGGGCATAGAAATGGAAGAGAGAAAGGCTCATGATGATGAAGAGAAAGACTATCATGAAGAGGAGAAAATCATGCATGATGATGAGGACAAAATGCATCATGAAGAGAAAGAGATGGATGATGAGGATAGAGATGCTCATTACAAAGTTTTATTAGAAAAATTAATGGAGCTTATAAAAGAATCAGACTCAGAAATGATGGAAGAGGAGAGAGATGCTCACTACAAAGACATTGTGATGAAGATTAAAGAGTTATTGATGGAGGAGTATGATAGAATGGACCATGAGGAAAAAATGGGACATGAGGATGATGAGGAGAAAGACTATCATGAGGAGGAAAAGATGGACCATGAAGACAAAAGAGAATTAAGGTCCAAAAAAAATGAGAAAAGATTTTTCACTTGTAAAATAGAAACAAGAGTCAAGAAAGATGGAGATAGAAAAATTGTTGTTGGTCATGCCTCTGTTTTTAACAAAATGAGTGAAGACTTAGGAGGTTTTAGAGAGATAATCAAGCCAGGTGCTTTTGATAATGTTTTAAAAGATGATGTGAGAGTATTTTTTAATCATGATGCTAATCTTATCTTAGGAAGAACAAAATCTGGCACAGCTAAAATCTCAACTGATAGAGAGGGACTTGTTTATCAATTTGAAGTTCCAGACACTACTTATGGGAGGGACTTACTTGTATCGATGGAGAGAGGAGATGTGAATCAATCATCATTTGCTTTTAGTGTTGAGAAAGACTCATGGTCAGAAAAGAATGGAAGAGACATAAGAACAATTGAAAAGGTTGCAAGGCTCTATGATGTGAGCCCAGTTTCTATTCCAGCTTATCCTGATGCTGATTCCTTACAAGTTGCAAAAAGAGGATTAGAAAAATTTAAGAACAATGAAAAAAACAAATCTTATTCAAAAAGAGAACTATTAGATTTAAAATTAAAAATATTAAAAAGAAAATAAAATGAAAAAAAGTTTAGAATTAAAAGAAAAAAGGTCTGAGCTTGTTAATGAACTTGAAGCAATTCATGATGTTGCAAAAACTGAAAAGAGAGATTTAACAAAGTCAGAGATCC